TATAATTGCGAAATACAAATGTCCACGTAAATAAATAGAAATGTCCATTTTTAACAATTAATTAAATTATCAAATTGTAAACAAATAGTATAAATTATTATCAAAAATCTAACAAAATGAAAGTCGGAAAACTGCGTTTTTATTATCGCAATTTTCCGACACAAATATATAAATAAACACTATTTAAAGATAATATAAACGGCTTTTAATCACTTTACAAAGTCAGATACAGCATTATTATTTTGATTCTTTATCCTTTGTAACTCTTTTGCATCATCTATACTTATTATTTGTTCGGGGTCAGGCAAAAGACATTCTATCAAGTTACACAAATAATAACGTTCAGTCTGATTAATATCTGATTCAATGGAAATAACACTAAGCAAAGTCTTTATAGTTTCAACATACTCACTACTATTACCATATATAGAGACTTTAAAAGACTCACGATTATCTAAATTTTCAAACTGTACCATAATTAATCCCTCCCGTTTAAATAGTCACTATACAAATCAGAACAATCGCTTATTTTACCATTAGGAACAAACCCAAATACATTTTTATATAGGATTGAGGATAAAACATTAAGACGTTTTAAAACCCTATCTAACAAGCTATATTTGTAAGACTTTACAATAGAAGTATCAAGACGCATCATTATGCGGTTTACACCAGCGTTTACAGTTTCAAAATCTGTATCATTACTATCATATAGAACAACAATTTTTCTTATTTTTATATCCTTTTTACCAAAGGTTTCATAAAGTCCATAAGTAACTATTGCCTGATTGCAGCCCTCTGTTATACCCTCTAAATTAATCATTTCGGTGGCTTGTATGTTTGATGTGTTTAATAATTGCGTTTCCATATTATAAGCCCTCCCCAAATAATTTGTTAACAATACGCATTCTCAGTTCTTTATCCTCTATTTCGCAAATATCAGATAAAAGATTCTTGTGAGGTCTTAAACTCTCTAAAATATTGGCGGTTTCACGCCATTTACCATTAGATGCCCACTTACTCAAAGTAACTTCTGATACACCTAAACGTTTTGCAGTTTCACACTGTGTTTTACTTTGTAACACAACCATTTCATAAGCTTGAGTTTTCAAAAGCCTATAATTAGGAGATTTTAAATTGTTTTTTTCTTTCATACCTGTATCTGTTTGGCTTATAGGCAAGAAAAACGGCTGCCTTTCCCCGTGTCGCCAAACAAATACAAGTAAAACGAGTGAAACTCGAATAAATGTAACGGAAAAAGAACAACCGTTCTTTATTTTAATATTTCAAATATAGGCATAAAAAAAGCCTATGACAGTAGGCAAACTTACAGTTTCACTACTTTTTACTTATATTTATTTGGCTATGACAAAGCTATAAATAAAATTCTAATAAACAAGCCAAAGAACAAAAAAATAAAAGAGGGCAATTAAAAAATTATCCCTCTCTTATAACTATTAACCTCAATTCAATATGGATATAAATGAACTCCTTAACCTAAAAAACAAAGGCGGAAAAGTTTCCGCCTTTGTCGGGGAGCGTGCCACGGTTTTACGTCGTCACTCTCCAAAGCCTTTCTTACTAAAGCGTTGCAACAAAGATAAATCTTTTGTACATTCGCATTGTTTTAAAGCTTAATATCGATATGAAAAAAATACTATTTATTCTCTCAATCATTTGCATTTTTGCAGCATGTTCCAGTGATGATAACACGGATCAAGATTATACAAGCTTTGTAATTGTTACAAATGAAGATGTCAATTTAATAAATTCTGTAGCTGGTTACTATACAAAAGATGGTTATTGCAAAAAAATAGGTAATTTAGGTGATCTCACAAAGGGTAAATATTCGAATGAAATTAAAATTGATATAGACACACTAAATTTTATATATTTATTCTCTGATTATCCCTTTAAATCAACAAAATCAGATACTGTATTCAAGCTAAAAAAGAATCAAAAAAATATATTCGAATTGGGTAAATATACAAAGGGAATAGGTGTTGATCCTAACGACAATAAACAATATCCTCACTAAGTTTTAAGGAACTATTTTAAGTATATCGCCATCCCTCCAAACCGTTCCACTAGGTAAATTTTGAGGACTTATAGGCAATTTATTAGCACATAAATAGAGAGTGCTAGCAGACAAAAAAGCCGCAAATCTAGGATTATTAGCCTCGGCTGTCGGTGAGCCGTCACCCTCACTACCTACAAATATATAAGGTTCGTTCCATGCGCCTGTATGCGAATATATCCCGGCATTCTTTTGCGTATTAGGATCATAAGCTGTTAAGCCTTCCGGATAAACGCTTAAAGCGGCTTCCCTTCCCGCATTCGTATTTATAAGTCTCAGACTGGAACGGCTTCCAAAATCAGAACTTGATTCAATATTTAGTGTAGCTATATCGTTATTGTTGGCATCTTTCATTATCAATGCTCTTAATGCCGGATCAAGAATAAGCCGAACCCCATCTATATTGCTTTCAAACCTACCCATAACAGTAAGGTTTCCGTTCTCATCCCAATATATATTACCGTCTGCAAGCTGCCCGCTACCATCCATACGCAGCACTATAGAAGTTTCGTTTTCCAAAGCCTGTGCCAGTGTGCCACCCGCCCAAAATGCGGGCGATTTGGGCCCGTTATATACACCGCTTATCCCTGCATGCTCTACCCATTCCGCCTGCGATTGGGCGTTTGCGCTGCGTGCTGCCATCGGTGTGGCTGTCTGGGTTGGTATTTCGGTTTCCAAGTCTTCATTTTCTAGATTAATTGCCTGAAAGTTTTCAACTATTTTGCGCCAAAGTTCTGTCTTCATTTCTTTTACATTCCTGAAATTAAGAGCCTTAGCCATATCTTTTTCATTGATATAAACACCTTTACCCGCTTTGCTTTCATGTATACGGACTGTTTTATTATTAAAAACTATTGTATAGTGTTTAAAATAGTCATCTTCATGAGTGAATTTATAATCCATAATATATTTATAATTAGTTACTTAATTTATTTAATTCTCTTTTTGCGTTGCGTGCCAGATAATTATTAAAAGTAGAATAGGAAATAAAATATTTAGGCGCAACAATCTCCTCATATATTTGCTTTTGAGACATCATACCCCTTTTTTTTTCACTCAGGACAATGTTTTGAATCTCGACAATCCTATGTAGTAAATATTGATTACTATAAGCCATAATTTTACCTTTTAAGTAATTATTTTCTTTATTTCTTTATAAATCTTATTCTCTATATTATTTTTTAATAAAATAGATTTACCCATAAACGGGCGTGCAGGCATTTGAAACGATTTTTTACCATATATTTTAGCCATTTTACCAAACTGATGTACAGAGGCATAAGGCGTACTATTTAATACACGTACGCCTTTGTCTGTAATCATATAGCGAATAGAATTTCGCAAATCGGAAGTACCTCCTTTTAGTATTGGAGCTGTGGTACGTTCCTGCGAAAAAATGCCTATTGTGCCAGAATTTTTTTTCTGCAGTCGTTGTTGATTTTTATTTGTACTTTCTTCCTTTGATGCGAATCTATTATGTCCATACCACGGACTATTAGGATCACGTCGTTTAACATCTTGCCACGGTTCTAACACATCATCGGTAAACCCTTCATTTTTAAATGATTTTTGAAAATGATCAACAGCCTCAGAACCCATAATATCCCGTATTTTTTCACCTTCAATAAATTTTGAAAGTTCAGACATTTTAGAGGCAAATTGTTTATTGAAATCCTGTAAATCCATAACGACTAATTTAGAAGTATTTTTAAGCCTTTTGGCTAACTATTGAGCCTATTCCCTTGTTTCGTATAGGAAGTGCGATAAATCGCTTATCAAAGCCTACAATCGTACCTCTTTGTTCTGGGTCATCTTCTCTGATGTACATATATACTTCACCATCTGCTTTCATTACCTCTTCACCATAGAAAGCAAAAGAGCTAAAGACATCATTTGCACCCGGAGTAGTTCCAAAAGGTTGTTTTTCCATTGTTGTAGCATCGTAGTAAGGCATTTTTGAGAACTGTAAGATACCAAATCCCGCAAAGCGTTTAGGCTGCCCGTTTACAATATCCGTAATATCTTTGAACGCTTTCACATCAAACCGGATAAGATCGGTAACGTGAGAGGGATGCAATACCAGATAGCGATTTTCCAAAGGTATTGATGCATTGTCAAATCGTTCTTTCAGGTTCAAAATATCTTCTACAGTCATTATTTTGCGTCCGTTGTGTGTGTCGCCTGTAGTAGCTATAACGGGCGTATCGGGTGTGTCCTCTGCCGGTGCATAAGCGTGCGCTGCCTTTTCCGCTGTTTTAGACCTCAAAATATTACGATGTCCCATCAATACGCTTTCAAGCTGATTTATCAATACCAATAGACGCCCCTTTTAAAAATCCGTCTGCAACCTGTTTTGCTACTTTTGCCCCCAATGGGTCATTAAGATCAAAAATAGGAGTACCTAACAGCCTTTTACCGTCAATCCGTACATTATCCCATTGCCCAATTACACCCGCTTCCCTATCATGATTGTAGTACATTACAGGATTTTGCCTAAACCTAGATAGGTTTATTCCATTAGTCATAACTTTAAAGCCATAACTATTTTTAGTCTCATCACTTAATACAAATTCTTTAGCCATATTTTTAAATATTTACAACAAAAATATTAAGCCTTGCAATAAGTAAATACAATAGTTCCAAGGGTTGGAACTTTTATTCTAAACCTTGGAACTATTGTAAATATTGAATTATATATTATCTTTGTAAAGCCACCTAGCCTTTTGCTGTTCTTTAGAATGCGGAGGGCTTTTTTTATTAAAATGACAAATTGTAACCTAAACCTATTTTTTAATATCTCTTAGCACTCGAACCAACTGTATACCCAACTGAATAACCAACTCATTTTTAACAAAAACGGCTCAAAAATAAGTGTATTTCTACTGATATACAAACAAATAGCCATTGATATACAAATATTTGCATTTTAAACACCTTAAACACGCTATTTAAACGGCTTTTAAGCAGATATTAAACTTAGGTGTTTAAAAGTGTTTAGAAGACAGGTAATTATTAAAGCCAAAGTAAAGAAAATATAACCTAAATAGACATTTCTATTTCTCTTAACAAATAATAAAAACAGGCTTCAAACTCTTTATTAATCACGCTTTAAATTATTATTTTTCGTTTGCGTTTTGTGGACATTTCTATTTACCCCCCTTATA